GTGACCGAGTATCGCGTCACAGCACGCCGGATCGACAGCCACGGCAGCCTTGCCACGGCCAAGCAGGCGGAGGTGGCGCTCGACACCGATCTGGCCGGCAGGCAGGACGCCATGAATCCGGTCGAGCTTCTGCTGTCGGCCTTGGCCGCCTGCATGCTGAAGGGCATCGAGCGGGTAACGCCGCTGCTGAAGTTTCGGATCGACGGCGCAGAAGTATCGCTCGAGGCAGTGCGCCAGGATGCACCCCCGAAGCTGACCCTGATCCGCTACGAGATCGTCGTGGACAGCGACGAAAGCGATCAGCGGCTTGATCTGCTGCACCGTAACATCTTGAAGTACGGCACGATATCGAACACCCTTGGCGGTGCCGTGCCGCTCGAGGGAACCCTGCGCCGCGCCTCAGGTCGCGGCTGACAGGTTGACCTGCTGCATCAAGGCTTTCCGCATCTGACGGCAGGCCTGTATGGCCTTTGTCTACCCTGCTCAAAGCGACCTCGGCCCTCTAGATTAGCTGCACCCGCTGACATGCGCTTCACCACGCACCACCACGCCGCCTTCGGTTGTCTCTGTTCGCACCGTGTGCCCGCGGTGACCGAAGGCCGGACGCTGGGCCATGAAGGCGTCGGCGTGGTGGAGGAAGTCGGCGGAGCCGTGCGCAACCTCAAGAAGGGCGACGCGGTTCTGATTTCGTGCGTCACCTCCTGCGGGACCTGCCCGAATTGCAAGCGCCAGCTTTACGCGCATTGCTCGGACGGGGGCTGGATCCTCGGCCATAAGATCGACGGCACCCAGGCGGAATATGTCCGCATCCCCTATGGCGACAATTCGCTTTATCCGATCCCGGAGGGCGCTGACGAAGAGGCGCTTGTGATGCTTTCGGACATCATGCCGACCGGGCTTGAGATCGGCGTCCAGGCCGGCCGGGTGAAGCCGGGCGACGCCATCGCCATTATCGGCGCCGGCCCGGTGGGCATGTCGGTGCTGCTGACCTCGCAGTTCTACTCGCCCGGCCGCATCATCATGATCGACATGGATCCGGCGCGGCTGGAGTTGGCGAAACAGTTCGGCGCCACTGATCTGGTCCAGGTCGGAACGGAAGACGCTGTTACGCGCGTTTTGGAGATCACCGGCGGAGCAGGCGTTGATGTCGCTATCGAGGCGGTCGGCATTCCGGCGACCTTCGATATCTGCCAGAAGATCGTTTCGGCAGGCGGCAACATCGCCAATGTCGGCGTTCACGGCAAACCCGTCCAGCTTCACATCGAAGAACTGTGGATCAAGAACATCAACATCTCCATGGGGCTGGTTTGCACCAACACCACGCCGATGCTGCTGAAGACCTTGGGATCCGGTAAGGTCAATCCAGGCAAGCTGGTGACCCATCGCTTCCCGCTGGATGAGATCCTGAACGCCTATGACGTCTTTGCGAATGCCGCACGCGAAAAGGCGATGAAGGTAATCCTCCAGGCCTGAGGCGCTATTTTCTTCAAATTTGTGGATGAACACCCCGTCTGGACGATCCGGCGGGGTGTTCTTGCATCAGGGACATTCGGGTTGCGCCGATCGCCTCTCTATTTCCGGGTTGCGATCCCCGCTGCAAAGATGCCGAGCAGGGTGAGCAGGGCAATGCCGACTACAGCCTGGCGCAATACCCATGCGATGGAGACATCATGCTCGCGTGCTAGCTCCCGCACCTGCTTGAACTGCGTTTCGGTCAGAATGACCGATGTTCGGAACTCTTTCTTGCTGGACCTGGACGCCACGGCCCGGCCTCCCGCTATGGTTTTCGCATCATATGCAAAATGCACCACTTATGTCACTATGATATACGAACGGGTAGAAGTTCCAAAAAGCGGGCGCTGGGGGAGATCGACGGGATGATTAGAGGTGCGAGACAGCTACCGACCATGCACGTGTCCGTTCGCGTCCCATGGCATGACAGCCGTTGGGCGGGGAAGATCTGCGCCAATCCGCGGGGAAACACATCCTGCCTAATCCTGCCTAGAGTGGCGGATAGCAAGGACGACGATTTCGAGACGAGCATCGCCGGGGCCGCCTGGGATCCCGACGGCGCTCGGCTACCTGCATGTGCCGCAGAACGCGGAGCATTCATGGCGCCCTTCGGTTATGCTCGGAGGGTTCGCCACCCCTATAGCCACGACCCCAGATACAAACATTTCCAGGAAGGCTACTTCCAACATGCGGCCTATTCGGCTGCGGCTGTTCCTTTCGCCTGGATGATGAAGAATTCGGACGACGGAATCCCTGACCGCGCCAAGGCCTACAAGATCGACTTCCGACCCGAACTCGAGCCCGACCTCGAATTCGATAAGCTCTGGGTTCAGGAACGCCGTAACCAGCTTGCGATGCTCGACACGTTCTTCGGCGCCATCACACCCGAGGAGTCTCTTGTCTTCTTCTATGCGAAGCGAACGCCGCTGACGGATGACGGGCGGCGAGTCATCGTCGGCATAGGTCGCGTTCTCAAGGTCGACCCTTTCGTCGAATACATCTACGAGAAGGGCGCGCCGTCGGATGCGATGCGCTGTGTCCTGTGGGAGCGCAATCTGCATCACTCGATACGGCCAGACATCAAGGACGGCTTTCTTCTTCCCTACCACGACCTGATTGATCTGGCCGCAAAAGACCCGAGCATTGATTTGTCGAGTCTTGTGCTCCACGCGCCCCAGGAACACTGGGACGCGTTCTCGATGGGCACTGAGCATGTGACACATGACCAGGCGATCACGGTTCTGCTCGCCTGCGCATCACTATTGGAGCGGCTCGAAAAGGTGGTGCCTGGCAACTGGTCCGCCGCTCGGGGCTGGGTTGACACTCAGCTCAACCGAATTTGGCGCCTCCGGGGTGCCTTTCCCGGTCTTGGCTCCGCGCTAACAGCGTTCGGATTGACTCACGGCACGCTGGTCGCCCACGCCATTGGTCAACAGCTGCACGCTGACGGATCTCAGGAGGTGCGCGATCCTTGGCCGCTTGTTGAGAAGGTGCTTCACGAGCCGACACTTCTTGCTCCCGATTTGGCAGCGACAATTGGTTCGACGTCGGCCAAACTCTGGGACAGCCTAAAACCAGAACGGCGGGCGCTGCTGAAGCTGCTCGCCAGATTCGAGATCAGTTCCGATCAGGCGGCCCGATGGTTTGTAACCGAGGAACGCAAGCGGGCAGCCATTAAAGCTTCCGACGCAGAAATTCTGGCTAATCCGTATCTTTGCTTCGAAGATGACCGCGGACGCAGCGATCCGATTTCTGCAGCAGTGATTGATCGGGGACTGTTCCCCGACGCGACGGTTGCTGCAGCGGCACCCGTACCTGATCCCTCCCGCTGTGCGGAGGCGATTGATCCCCGTCGCGGCCGCGCCCTGATGATCACCACCCTCGATCGAGCAGCTGGCGAAGGGCATACGTTGCTTCCCCAGTCTTGGCTCGTGCAACGCGTCCGCGACCTTGACGTCTCGCCCCAATGCGCAATCGGCGCCGACTGGATCGAGGCATTTGGCGCGTTCTTGAAGGCGAGGACCGCCGTCGCCCGTATGGCGGATGGCACCCCCGCATGGCAGCTCCAGGAGTATGCAGAGTCACGCGACCTCATCTCGGCTCGTGTGAAACGGCGCCTCGCAGGCAAACGCCATGCTGCTGAGCATGATTGGCGAGCCCTCATCGACCAGCAGCTTCCGCCTTTTGCCGACGCGAGCGACCCCGAGACGGAAGAGCTTGCGCGCCTCGAAAAGGCCAAAGCCCTAGAGGAGATTTATCGTTCCCGGTTTTCGGTTCTGATTGGGCCCGCGGGCACGGGCAAAACAAGCCTATTGACGGCCCTCCTGTCGTTGCCGTCGGTCGCCGCCGGGGGTGTCCTCCTGCTCGCCCCGACCGGCAAAGCGCGGGTTCAGATGCAGAAGCGGGCCAACAATGCGCAAGCCTACACACTCGCGCAGTTCTTGTTGGCACTTGGACGTTATGACCCGCTGACCGGGGCCTATCGCGTTACCGATGACGCCAACCGCGAGCGCGGCTTCAAGACCGTCGTTATCGACGAGTGCTCGATGCTGACCGAGGACCAATTGGCGGCAACCCTTGATGCTATCGAGACAACGGCCGTCGAGCGATTGATTTTGGTGGGCGATCCGAGGCAGCTCCCACCGATTGGCGCTGGTCGCCCCTTTGTCGACATCGTCCGCTACCTAAACGACAACCATGCCATCGCAGATCGCAAGGCGACGGCCGGGTACGCCGAACTCAAGATCGTGCGCCGGCAGACCGAGCAATCGGAAGCGGTGGGGCAGCCGCCAGCGGCTCGCGACGACATCATCTTGTCGAGGTGGTTCGGGGGAGAGGCCCCCGATCCCGGTGCTGATGAAGCCTGGGATCGTCTAGCCAGCGGCAAATCGAACGGCATTCGAGCTGTTCGCTGGGAAGGCGACACCGACCTCCAAGCAAAGCTTCTTGCCGAGATCAAGGCGGCGACGCGCAGCATTTCGCACAAGCAAGGCTTTGACGACGAGCGGGACGACGCTAGCTTCGAAATCAGCCTCGGCGGCCGTCCATTCAAAGAATTGGTGTATTTCAACCTGTCACGTTCAGAAAAGGACGTCGAGGGCTTCGAAAGTCGTCGCGGTGGAGGCGCCGATGCTGAAGCATGGCAGATCCTCTCGCCAGTGCGTGCCGGGGAGACTGGTGTGGACGGACTGAATCGATGGCTTCAGAAGTCCTTCCGGCGGCAAGCGCGCCTGTGGGCCGAGCCCGAAAAGTACTGGGAACGGAAGACCTGTAAGCCGTTGGGACCCCAAGGGATCTTGTATGGCGACAAGGTAATCAATGTCGCTAATGGGAGACGGCACGACGTCTATCCTAAAATGGACAAGGCTTATCTCGCGAACGGAGAGATCGGAATTGTCGTTGGGCAGTTCAAAGGGAGCGGCTGGAAGCCAAAGGGCCTCCCGTGGAAGATCGAGGTCGAATTCTCTACGCAGCTTGGATTCAAGTTTGGCTTTGGAGGCAACGATTTTGGCGATGAAGGCGAAGCGCCTCTGGAACTCGCGTATGCTTTGACTATTCACAAAGCCCAAGGCAGCGAATTCGGAACCACGTTTATCGTGATCCCGAATCCCTGCCGCCTGCTTTCGCGCGAGCTGCTCTACACCGCATTGACTCGTCAACGCGAGCAAGTGGTCCTCTTTCACCAGGGCGACCTTCGGGCTCTCCTAAAGCTGTCGTTATCCGAGCATTCCGAGACCGCCCGTCGCCTCACAAATTTGTTCTCCGATCCCAAGCCTGTCGAGTATGTCGGGGCGTTCCTCGAAGAAGGCCTCATTCATCGCACCACCCGGGGGGAGCTGGTCCGCTCGAAATCGGAGGTGATTATTGCCAATCTGCTTCACGGCCTTGGCATTACCTACGCCTACGAACAACCCTTCACCGGGCAGGACGGCAGCGTTCGATATCCTGACTTTACGATTGAAGATGCAGAAACTGGGCGGCGCGTCTTTCTGGAGCATCTCGGGCTGCTGTCTGAGCCAGCTTATCGCCGCCGCTGGCTAGCGAAACTGGATTGGTATCGCTCTCAGGGGGTGATGCCGGAAGATGAGGGGGAAGGCGACGAAGGAATCCTGGTGATGACCACCGAAGAGAACGGTATCGATTCCGCCGGCATTGAGCAGAAACTGCGGTCGCTCTTGGGGCTATAATGAATGCGGCCATTGTCCGCACGCCCGCGCCTGCTCCCGCATGACGGCGTAGTCGCTGAGCATTTCGGCGATCGCCGATTGCTCTGGCAGACCCCCGAATTCCTCGGCCGCGCGCGCCTGGAACTCGCGGCTGTACTCCACAACAGGTGGGCAGACCGTGACGATCCTCGGTTCAGAACCGCCCGTCGCGCAGCCGCTCAGCAAGCTCGTCGCGATCGCGAGGACGGCGAGCCGCCGCGTGGAGCATCTGGCGATGGACATCATTGACCTTCTCCGAGGTTTCGAGGCGTTCGGCGAGGCGGCCAGCACGCTCGCCGGAGCGCCGGAGTGAGAGCAGGAACAGGAACACCGCGAGTGCGATGGCGCCGTAGCGTAGGGCCGCCCGCATCCACGGGGCGGCGGCGATCCCGGTGAACAGAGCAGCGATCATCGACGCCCCCGCTTCCAGTCGTCGATGCGGGCGTAGATCGTCACGGCAAGGCCCGCGAGCGCCACGGCGATGAACACCCAGCGCAAGGTGTCGAGATAGGGGACGAGCGGCAGGATCGCGGTCTGTGTCTCCGTCAGAACGCTCTGCGCCACCTCGACACTCGCTGCGCCCAGCGTGGCCACGCCAGCTGCGCCGCTGCCCTTCATCGTGCGGCTGTCTGCCAGGACCTCCCGCACGGGCGCCGTTTCCGCGGCGAACGCCGTCGCCCGCACCGGGAAACGCTCGCCCCATTGCCGAGCCGGGCCGAGATCGATGTGCATGAAGCCCGAGCGCGGATAGTAGCCGAAGCCGAGGAAGCCGACGGCTCGGGCGGCGGCCTCGAAAGCCACCGGATCGTGGTTTGCCATGGCGATGTCGAAGGCCGTGCCGTCCATGTGCTTCGAGCGCGGTGCGCCGCCGACGGCCCGGTTGTGCGCAGGACTGCGGTAGGCCGAACGTACGATGAGCGGCTTGCCAAGCCGGTCGCGCAACGCCTGGAGCTTGTCGAGCGCTTCCTCGTTTATCCGCAGGGAGCCGCTGCCCCGGCAGGCGATCTCAGCGGGGGAAAAATCCTTCCAGCGCCACGAGCGCTCGGACACGTCGCGCCAGTGTTTGTAGGTCATGGTTGTCATCGCAGGTCTCCAGGCACAAAAAAGCCCGCTCCTCGGCGAGGGCGGGCGGTGGTCTGATGGGTCGGGCGGATGGGTTAAGGCGACGGTCCGAAGAGCTTCAGCTTGATAGCAATGCCGGCCATCAGGGCGAGCAGAACGCCAGTGGTGATCAGTCGCACGGCGGTCTGGACGGCCGTCTGTTTCGCGAGGCGGAAACCCGCGAGCAACGAGCGAAGATCGCGGATGTCCTCGGCGGCATCCTGGCCATCGAGGCCGACCTCATGCAGGGCGCGCCGCGCACCCGTCTCGGCCGCGCGCTCCAGCAGGGCTTCAAACTCGGCGGCCGGCAGCGCGATCAGCGCCCCGCTTTCTGGTTCCTTGTCCATGACGCAATCCGGGAGTGATCAGAGGACCAGCGAGCCGGCCAGCGTGAACCCGATCCCGGCGAGCGTGGCGTCGGGCGTCGATGGCGCGACCACGCTGAGCACCTGGCCGGGCTCCAGCACGGTTTCGCTGGCGGCGATGAAAGTGGCGCTCGTGACTGCGGCGGCAAAGCGCATGGTGGCGCTGCTCACACCATCAACCCGGATGTCGAAATCCGTCTGGGCGGTTGCCGCGGCTTCGGCGCTGGCATGGCTACCGGCAAGATCAACTTTCAGCCGGGTGCGTCGCGCCATCGGCACCCGCAAAATCACCTCGTCCGCTGCCGGCTGCCCGGCCTTGTAGCCGCTGATGTCGGCCGGGGGATCGGCCGCTTCCGCGGTCTCGACCACCTCGATCGCCAGCCACGTTCGCTCGAGGCCACGTAGCTCCCCGGCCGTGCCGACATAGACGGCCAGCTCGAACCAGTCGCCTGCCGACACCGGCAGGACCGCGCTCGACAGGTTGCGCATCTGGTTGGAGTAGCCGCTGTCGCCGCGCACGATGACGGCGCCGCCGCCCAGCACGCTGTTGCCATTCTTGCGCACCTCGACCAGCTGACTGGTCGGCGAGGTCTGCCACTCGATGTTGCCGACGATCCGGACCTTGGTGACACCGGCCGGAATGGTCAGGCGGGAGGGCTGTCCGGCATCCCAAAATGCGTCGCTGTCGTACTCGGCGGTTTGCCATGGCACGGCGACGTAGATACCGGTCGTCGCGACGCTGAAATTGGTCGAGCGTCGCAGCAGCGCACCACGGAAGGGCAGCAGAGCGCGGTTGTAGACGCCGACACCTGTGGCGCCCCACGCGGCTCCGTCGAACTGGAGCACGTCGCCATTGGCGGCGCCGGCGATGGAGACGTCGGTGAGATCACCCAATGCGCCAGCGCCACCGCCGACACCGTAGAGATCGCCGCCATTGCCCTGAACCAGCACCGTCGCGCCCGGAACGATGACGACCTCCGCGCCGGAGCCCGCATATTTGGCGCGAACGTCCTGGCCGCCATTGGTGGCGTTTCGGATCGCGAGCCGCCGGTGATTGGCGGGCAGCGTCAGGGTCCGGGAGGCTGTCAGCGTGCCGGTGAGGACGATCAGGCCGTTACGGTTGGCTTGGGTGCCAGTCAGCGTCAGATTGGCGTCGGCCATCGCTACCGACAGTGCCCGATTCATGGCGTTGTCGAGGGCATCGACTGCGTCGTTGATCGTGACCTCTTTCTGGTTCTGGGCGGCCGCGACATGGGTCACGGCCAGATTTGGGCTGGGCATCAGTTGATCTCCAAAGTGACGGTGCGCGGGAAGCCGCGGCCCGCGACGGCGCTGATCTGGAAGACGGCGACGGTCAGGGACGACGGGACCACACCGAAGTCGGCGAGGATGTCGGCATTGGCGTAGACGACGTTCGGGCTCGTCGCGGTGAGCGTCCGCTTCACCGCGCCGCCAGGGGCGGAGAGGATGTCGACCTCGTAGGCCTCGGAGGTCTCGCCGAGCGGCACGAGGCCGGTGCCGTCCTTCAGCTCGCCGCCGATCCGCGTCCGTCGCACCCATGAAAGGCTGATGTTGGCCGGACTGCCGGTCAGAGCCGCCTGCACGTTCCAGGGTGCATAGGGCTTGAGGTCCCGGCCGGTATGGCTGGAGACCGACGTTTCCGCATCCTCGAAGATCGTGCCGAACCCAACAGCCCTCCAGGACCGGGGGAGCTCGAGATCGCCGAGCGAGGTGACCATGGTCTCGACATCGTCGGGGTCGAGGAGGACAAACAACTCACCGGCCTCGTGCCCATCCACGAAGACATCGGTGCCACGTCGACCACGCAAAAGCCCGGACAGGGTGTAGGAGCCGTCCGGGTTCAGCGCCACGTCGCGGAACTGGATGATCTCGGGCTCGCCGTTGGCCTTGAGGACGAAGGCCGCGTTGGCGCCGCTGAGCATCGAGTCCTGTGTGACGCTCTCCAGCCGTTCACCGCCGGTGGTCATGAACACCGTGAGGCTGTTCGTCTCATCGGTCGCGAACGGGGATATCGGCGTGCCGATGGCATTTGCCGTGGCGCCCCAGGCCGCCTCGCTCAGGGATCGCCCGACCTGTGCCCACGCCGTGCCGTCGGCGCTGCGGTAGAGAGATGCGCCGGGCCATCCCGGGCCTCCGAAGCCGCCCATCAGATAGTAGATCCGCGATCCCGACCCGCCGGTGTCATCGGTGTCGCGCAGCAGGGACAAGTCCGGCAGGATCAGCCGCGTCGCGGCCTGACTGCCGACGAGCTGTACCGGTTTTCCGGAGCCGCCATCGGCAGCCACGTTGGAGACGTAGGTGGCGGCAGCCTCCGAAACCCCTTTCACCGCGAGCGAGAAATCGGCCCCGACATCGAGACGGGTGATGCGGGTCCGGAAGGTCGAACCCGAGGCAAAGACCACGTCCACGACATCGGTCGGATCGAGACGCAGCCAGTCGGTCGGCAACTCTGCCTCGTAAGCGCTGCGTTCGATCCAGGCACTGTAGAGCGTCTTGGCGGCGATCTGCTTGGCCGTCGTCGCGTCCAGTGCAAGCGCCAGCTCCACGCTGGACTGGTTGCGCGAATGCATGGTCGGCAGCGGCAGGGATGTGCGTTTTTCGCTCTGCGTGCCCTGCTGGTAGTCGGCTTGCGCGTCCATGTAGACGACGCTGACCCGTTCCGGCAGCTCGACCTCCTGCGTGCGACGCTCACGCCAGCTTTCGCCGGTCCGCTCGTCCAGCGGCAGCAGAAGATCCGCGTCGATGGTCGCGGCGGGCGGTCGTCCCCGCGTCCGGAACCGCAGGGCATCGTCGCTTTCCGCAGCGTCGAAGAAATAGGCCTGTGCCAGCGGCTCGATCGCGCCTCGCACGGTGGTCTGCCGCCCGATGACATAGCCGGGAACCGTCGCCCCGAGATCGGCGACGTCGATATCGGACAGACCAAGGCCGGCACGGGCGCAAAGGTCGGAGACGATGCCGGAGAGCGTCTCTCCACCACCGCCGCCGCGATTGAGGAAGAGCTTCGCCCAGCCCTGGCTGCCGCGGACCAGGTGCGTGTCGGTGACGGCATCGTAAACCTGAGCACCGCCTTCGCTGACCGCACCCGGCCAGATCTCATTGAGAACACGAGCGCCCGTGGCGGTGTCCAGTTGGATGACGCGCGTGCCCCGCATCAGCGTCCAACGCTGCCCGCGCAGGCGGCTCTGACCGAAATAGGGCCCTTCGTAGTTGATCTGGATCGGAACGACCGTTTTCCAGACGATGCCGGTGTCTGCGCGCCACTTGATCGTGAAGATCGTCCCGGCCGAGCCCCCGTTCGAGATGCGCGCCTGAAAGATGACGCTGTCGTCGGTCGTGTCGTAGGTGAGCCCGCCCGCGCTGCCGTAGAAGCCGGTGGCGCCGCTCTCGACATCCGACGGCGAGAAGGTGGCAACCTTCTCGAAGGTGACGCCGAGGGATTGGCCGGTGAGACCGTCGTACCCTGCCAGCGCGGAGACCCGCAGGCGATAGAGGCCGAGGCTTCCATGGTTCGTGCTCGTCCCGCTGCCGAGGATCCAGCCATCCCCGAAACCTTCTCCGACCGCACCACCAATGACGCCCCGAACGCGAGGCTCCGTGACGCTTTGCCCGGCGCCCCAGACATAGCTCATGGTGTCGGCGCGGATGAGTCCGACATCGTCGAAGAGCGATCCGGTTAGAACGAAGTCGACCCGGCCAGAGGGGCTGTAAGCGGAGACCATCCCCATCCACGTCGTGGCGACGAACCGCAGGGTCGAATTGGTCAGGCCGCTGCTGGTGGAGCCAAAGCGGCCGACTTCCTTGAGGGCGTTCGGTTCGATGCGCAGGATCGGGCGTGAGTTGCTCGATCCTGTCACGACATAGAGGTGACCGTCCTCGCCGCAGAACAGCGTGCTCGGGAAGTTGTTCGGCGCGACGCCCGTGATGTCCGTCATCCGCGCCTGGCGGTCTTCTTTCATGGTCCGGAGACTGAAGCGGCGGATTCCGGCATCGGCGGCGTTGACGTCGCTGTCCAGGAAGTAGCCGTATCCGCGCCGCCAATCGACGGCCAGGTCGTCGATCTGGTAGGTGCCGAAATATCCGCCTTCGCCCGTCGTGATGAAATCGAGCAGCTGGTAGGGCTGCTGAGCCGCCCGCTGGTAGGTGATCTCGGCCGTGATGTTCGGGATGCGGTTCCCGAAGTCCGCGAGCGCCAGGTCTTCGAAGACGATGGTGGCGAGACCCCGATGGGCGGGTGCACGGCCCGCGCCGACGTGCATTTCGATCAGCGGATCGGCCAGCTGATCCTCCGCCCCGGAATGGAAACGGAACTTGAGATCCGGTTTGGCGACGTCGGGGCTCGCGCCGGTCTTGTCGTAGATGAGTTTGCCGTCCGCCCAAATCCGAAGCACGTCCTCGGCCGGCCCTTCGCCGAAGCTGAGCGCGAAGGACGCGAAGTAGGAATACGTGACCGAGGTCTGGGTGGCTCCGCCGCCGCCCTTGCCGCCCGAGCGGGTCCGGGTGACGTTCTGCTGCTCACGGATGCCGGAGGACCAGATCATGTTGCCGGCCATGCGCAAGGTGCCGTAGCCGATGGCGATCGATGCGCCATAGGCGGACGAGGAAACGGTCAGGTCTCCGAGTCGGGGGCCTTCGGTGGTGACGTTCTGCCCCTTGGCGGGAAACAAGAGGCTGCCGACCACCGAGCCGACGAGCCAGCCGGCTTGCCAGCCGAGGCCGACCGCGGAGCCGAGCGCGGCTCCGCCCACTGCGACGAGGATGGCCATTGAGCGTTCTCAGCGAAAGTGGGGACCGGTTTCGCGTCCGAGAACGCGACACACAAAGTCCCGAGGTCAGGATCCGGGAGAGCGAAAGCGAAACGCGAACTTGATCTTGGCCGGCCATTCGCCGGCATAGGGTTCCTCGATCACCTGCCTGCGCGTGGCGTGCGCGTGCAGGAGATGCGGCCGTCCGAGCCGTTCCGTCAGAAAGCCGCAATGGCAGGGATAAGCCTGATCAGCGAAGACGAGGACGTCACCGGGCTTCGCTTGTGTGACGGCAATGCCGTCCATGTGCCCGCGAAAGTGCTCGACGAAGCCCTGTCCCTGCGCGCGGCGCCCATAGGCCGTGCTGTCGTGGTCGGCGAGTTCGAGCGCCCGCGCGACAAGGACCACGAGCCCCGCGCAATCAACACCGGCGCGGCTGCGCCCCTGGTGCCGCCAGGGAACGCCCAGCCAGGTCCGCGCCTCGGCGACGATCGCATCGGCCAGATCCCCGATCGCGGTGGCGGTCGGTGATGGTGGGCGGTCAGCGTGCATCGGGATAGCTCATCATGGCATCCTGGCCCGGCACGTAGGGTTCGCCTCGAAAGTTCAGGACGTTGGTGAAGCGGTCGATGCAGGTGTCGAGCCGCTTGTCGCAGCCGGGATGAACGCGGAAGGCGTCGCCGGATGAGATCGCGTATCCCAATGGCAGGAACAGCTCGATCCGCCCGCTGCCTTGGATCCAGCCCTTGACCTCGATGGAGCGACCGGCATTGGCGCCGGTCTCCCAGGTCAGCACACCGCCAGCAAACCAGCCATCAACCGCTCGCGGTTCATCGAGCGTGGCATTAAAGACGGCCCGGTCGGTGACTGCCGTCACGATGCCCGACCGGCTCCAGGCTTCCTCGGCCTCGAAGACCGCACCGCCATCGGCGGTTTGCGCGCCGACATTGGTGTCGAAACTCGGTGGCTCGGACGCGGTCGTTCCGGCGGTCACGCACCGATAGACGCGGTTCTCGAAATCCGCGGAAGTCGGTACTGATGCCGTCGTGTCCGTGATCGTCGCCACGACGGCGTCGAAGGCCGCGTTCGACTGGCTGCCGGCCGCGAGCTGGTGGAGGAGCCGGAAGCGGAGAAATCTGGTTCCCACCGGCAGCTGGGCCATCGAGATGCCCCGCTGAACCCAGCTGTCTTCGGGCAGGATCACCTCGAAGCCCGTGTCGAGAAGCGTTGAGAGCAGGTTCGACGAGCCGTCCAGCGCTTCGATGACGACCCGCCCCAAGTCATCCGGAAACGAATTCGCCCGGCTCACCGATGCGTCCAGCCGGTAGGCGTCCGCGTCGATCTGCAGTGGATCCAGACCCGATGCGACGAGGTCGATTGATTGGGTCAGCTCGCCCGATGCCGAGCTTCCGCCTTCCAGGTAGAAGCTCCCGGCCGCAGGCGCCAGGCTGCCGTTGCCAGCGTCGTGCACGTCCCAGTCGCCGGACACCTTCGTCCATCCGGTGGGCGTGAAGCTGGAGCCGTCGCCGGCGCCATCCGCCTCGAAGCTGCCGTTGACGATCGGCAGCGCGAAGCTGACCGGCGTGCCGGTCGTGCGCACGCGCACCACGTCACCGACGGAGTACGCCGTCGACCGGGCGATTTCTGGCGGATTGACCGGCACCTTGCAGCGATGATCTCCGAGATCGGCGCGGCATTCCGGGCTGTAGAGTTCGCCGATGCGTTGCTGCAGCGCTTGGGTCATGCCGCGCAGTTCGGTCCGGAAAATGCCCTGCTCGGTCAGCACGACCTCGCCGAACCAGCCGCGGCGCATCCGAAGAGCGCCCATGGCGGGGTCCGCCCAGTTGACGAGGAAGATCCGCACCTCGGCCTGATCGAAGAGCCCCGCGCGCAGCTCCTCCTCGGTGATCGACGCGCTGTCGAAGACGCCCTCGACGTCGAGATTGTCGACGCTCAGGCTCGCATCGTTGGCGATGGCCGTGCGCGAATAGCCGGAACTCGCCTTGTAGACGTTGCCCTCAAACGACAGATCCCGGTCGTGGTCGGTGAAGAAGAACTCCTTGCCGTCAACGCGCGAGATGCGCCAGCAGGTGGCAAGCGTCGTCACCGGCCCGGCGAGGTGCGCCGCGAGGGCTGCCGAAGTCGATTTCATGGTCTGATCTCCAGCACCGGGATCTGGCCCCAACTGCCGAGCTGATAGGTTTCGATCGTGAGGTCCATCTGATCGCTGTCGAAGCGGACGGGCACGTCGAACTCGAAGTCCGCCGTCACCTGGACGCCGGATGCGGGGGCAACGTTGAAGGTCACGAGCCCGGTCGCCGTGTTGACGCTCCAGCCCGAGACCGCCTCGACGCCGTCGCGGTAGATCTTCACCGTTCCGGGAACGGGCTTGGTGATGACCCGTGTCTCGACCTCGCCGCCGCTGGCATAGGTCTTCACGAGCTGGAACGTCTTGGTCGCGCCGTCGCCTTGCCCGATCAGCTGGGCCAGCGCCTGGTAGTCGGTCCAGTCCTTGAAGCGGAAGCCGTAGGCGCGTCCGCGCCGCGCGCGAAAGAAGGCGATGAGGGCGGCCACCTGATCGCGTTTCTTCAGGCCGTGCGCCACGTTCCATTTGCCCCGCGCGGCGGCCCAGTTGGCGTTGCGCCGCTCGTGTCCCGAAACCGTCGTCACCACGGTGGTCGAGTAGCCGGGGCCGCCGGACGCCCCGTAGGAGATGTCCGGCGGGAACTGAACTTCGTGAAAGCCGCTCATCTGTCGATCCGTCAGAGATTACGCCGCGCCCGCTCCATGGCGCGGGCGGCGTCGGCGGCGATCTGCCCTTGGGCGTAGCGAAAGCTGCCCGCGTCCGGGGTGGAGATGTTCATCACCACGTTGACCGGTGACCGGGTTTCGCGTGCGGCGCCGATCGCGGCGAGCTGAGCCCGTGACAGCACCATCTCACCGCGCTGCAGGATCGCGGGCACCTCGTCGGCACGAAGCCCCGCGAGACCGCCGTCGTGGAAGCGCGGCGCACCCGCAAAAGCGAATGCCGGGACGAGCCGCTGCTGAGCGGGCCCCCCGGCGACGCCGCCTTGATGGAAGATGCCGGCAAACAGCCCGCCTCCGCTGCCGAACAAGCCGCCGAGCAGTCCGCCGCCGCCTCCGCCGAGCGCATTGGCCAGAGGCCCGAGGATCGCGGAACGAACCGCGATGCGAGTGATGTCGGCGAGGATGCTGTCGGCGAGCGCCTTGAAGTCGATCTTGCCGCCGGTCACGAAGCTGGCGATGGCGTCCTCGGCGCTGCGAAAGGCGCTGGTGAGAGCGCTGCCGAGACCCTTGCCCCAGTCCATCGCCTCGCTGGCATAGCGGGACAGCTCCTCGCGAACCGCCGCCCAGCCGGTTGCTGCCTGCGTGGCCGCCGTTGCCGCCGCCTCACCAGCGGCGCGGCTTGCTTCCGCGGCGCGTGCGGCGGAACCGGCCGAGCCTTCGCCATCTCCTGCGGCATCGCCTCCGGCGCCGCCGATGGCTGCGAAGGCTTCATCGAGGCGCTCGGTCGCCCCAGCCGCATTATCGATTTCGGTATTCGCGCCCGCCATGGCCTCCCGGAGCGCCGCGATGGACGCGAGGGGCGCGCCTGCCAGCTCTCCCAGCGCCGTCGCCGTCTCTCGTGCACTGTCGGCGGCAGCGCGCGCATCCTCGGCGAAAGCCGACAGACCGAAGTCCGGTGCCGCGAAGGTGTCCGTCTCGAACGCAGCGGCGAAGGCATCACGCGCGGCGTTGCCAGCCTGGCTCGCGGCACCCGCAAACTCGTTCTCGATCCGGCCGAGATCGACGTCCGGCACCAGCTCGATGGCCCGCTCGATGCCGATCGCAGCCAGACCCGTGTTGACGCCTTCGAGGAGCGCGTTGATGCCGTCGACCGCGCCGTTCAGCATCGACTCCAGCCCGGCGATCAGCGCGTTCGCCGCCTGGATCGTCAGATCGCCGATCGCCCGAGGCAGGTTGCTCCAGATGACGACCATCGCATCGAAAGCGCCCTGAAACGTCCCGATGGTGCGATTGCCGAAGGCGACGACGGCCTCGAGCGACGCCTGCAGCACGTCGGCGATGCTCGCTTGAATGCCGCTCCAGGCGGCGTCGATGCGCGCTTTCAGGACGCCGGCCAGCAAACCGATCCTGTCCCAGACCTCGGCTGCCACGTCACCCAGAAGGCCGAGCGCGGCGCCGAAGCCGCCGGTCGCCTGCACCAGCCGACCGAACTGGTAGATCAGCTCACCCGCTGCCACGATGAGCGCGCCGATGCCGGTTCGGATCAACGCGCCGCGCAGGAAGACCAGCGCAGTGGCAAGACCGCGAACCGAGGCGGCAGCCGCGACCATACCGGCGACCCATCGTCCGGCGATGAAGGCGGCGAAGGCAGCAGCGATCGAGGCGAGCCGACCGATGTTGTCGAACAGGAGCCGAATGCCCTGACCAAGCGGACCGGTCGTGCGCGAGATTGCCGCCAGCGCGTCGGCGACGGCTTCGAGGGCCGGGGCGGCGGCAACGGCGAGTTGGTTCGACAGCCCGCGCCAGATCAGACCAAGGCGAGAGATCGCATCGTTCGTCCGCTCGATCTGATCGGCGTCCTGCTCGGACACGACCACGCCGAAATCGCGAACGTCCTGTGTCGCCTGCCGGAGGGTCGCCGTGTCGATCCGGGAGATGGCGATGCTACCTTCCTCCCCGAACAGCTGCCCGGCGACCGCTGCACGCTCGGCCGCGGGCACGAAGTCTTCAATCGCCTGATTGATACGACCGACACGCTCATCCAGCGGCAGGGCCAGCAAGGCCGAGGCCGAGAGCCCGAGCCGTTCGAGCGCCGCGACGGCAGGACCGGTCCCGGCGGCCGCCTGGCTGAGGCGGCGGGTGAGGTCCTTGGTCGCCTGCTCGATGCCGGACATCGACACGCCGGCCAGTTCGCCGGCTCGTTCGAGAACCTGAATGCTCTCGACGGTCGTCCCGAGCGATTGGGCGAGCTTGGCCTGTGCGTCGACGACCTGAAGGCCTGAGCGGATCATGGCAGCCGCGCCCGCGACGAAGGCAGCGGCAGCGGCGGCGGCGGCGATCTGGAGCCGGCGATAGAAGGCGGCGACACGCGTGTTCGCCGCATCCATCTCGCGCGACAGGCGCCGCATGCCCTGTTCGCCCGCATCGCCGATGCCCTGCAGTTCGGCGCGCACCTCACGGCCGCCGACGACGGCCAGGCGCACGGACACCCTTTTCTCAGCCATCGTGTTCAGCCTTCATTTGCGCATTGAGGCCGCGAACCATCATTGCCTCAATGTCCGGCAAGAGTTCCGCGCAGATAAGTGTGTTCAGCCCCAGAGCGTCGGCGATCGCGAGGGCCGCAGTCATGTCGAGCCCCAGGACCGCGCCGGGTATGGCGCGCAGCTGCCCCGTGAGCCGCAAGGCGAGATCCCAGACCTGCCAGCCCTCCAGTGTGACCGGTCGGTTCAGGACGGCTGGGCACTCGCCGCAGCTGCGTTCTGTGCTGACATGGCAGGATCGGCAATACTGGTCGCCCCCGCTGAAATGCCACTCGGCAAGGGCGCGGAGCCGTTTTTTTCCGCTTCCAGCAACAGGCCCTTGGACACGTAGCGGAGCTGGAAGGCCTCGAAGATCGGCAGGATGTCCAGCAGCGCGTCGATGCCTTCCGGTGTGATGGGCACCGGATTGCCTTCGGCGTCGCCCACCCCTTCCCACTCCAGCACGACCAGCCGTGCCAGGGCCTTGGCCATGGTGACCGCGATGGTCTCGTTCGACGCGCCTTCGGGCAAGGCAGCCACCGCCGGATCACTGCGGGCGGCGGCCATGAGCGAGGTCGTCAGGGGAGCGACGCGCACGCGCACGTCATGTCCGAGGTCGAGCCAGCTCGGCTCGCGCGACAGGTTCAGGCGGATCATGGGAATGGCCTCAGGTGTAGCTTGTGACATCGTTCAGGAGGTGGGCGCGCAGCATCGTGCCTTCGCTGTCATCGTAGGCGGCGCGCCAGTCGAAGCTCGCCTCGACCCCGCCGGGGCCGGAGACGGCGTATTTGGGTTTGGGCAGAAAGACCCGCGGCAGCTCGAAGCGGAGCGCGTAGCCTTCCGGGAAGGTGAACCCGTATTCGAGTCCGACAGGATCGCCATTGGCGGCCTCGGCCACGAGCGTCGCACCATCGAAGCGTACCGACATCGATCCTTCCGCCGAAGCGAACGTGGGATCCGCCGCCTCTATCTTGCCGTCCTCGCGGATGACCCGCACCCGTTCGAGATTGTTGGAGAAGGTGAGACTGCCGCCGGTGACACCCGCCAGCGCCGACCCGCCACGCCGGATGAAGCCGCGTCCCTGGCTGAAACGGCGCAGCGAGAAAGCGTCAGGACTCCCATCGACGGTGGCGGCGAAACGTTCCTCGCCCTGCGCCACCAGCTGGAGCCGAGCGTTGGCCGGTCCCTCCTGGCCCATCTCGAAATTGATGCTCTCCATCACCGTACCGAGGTGGCGGAAGAAGACCGGCGTCGTGAGCTTGGGGTGCCCGACCTCGATGGTGTAGCTCGGGATGTCGTCGGCGCCGCTTTCCCAGACATGCGCGTAGCCGCCGCCGGTCAGCGTCGGTGCAGATACGGTCGCCGCCGATGCCGCGATGGTGAAGCTGTTGCCCGTTGGCCCCGCCGTGTCGAACACGATCACCAGCGTCTGCGTGCTCGTCGGCCGCGAATAAGTGCATTTGGCGATTTCGGCATCAACGGACGCATTGAGGTCGCTGACCAGCTGGTCGACGGTCTGCGTCGCCGTTCCCTGGATCTGCGTCTCCTGCGCTCCGGCCGTGCCGGAAACGAACGTCCAGAGCGTGCCGTTCAATGTGATGGTGTCGCCCGCCGCGGGATTGACGGCGAAGACGATCGAGCCGCTGGCATTCATGGGCGTGGTCACCGGGTCTCCGAACAGGCCCGTCAGCCAGAAGCCGGTTCCGCGCAGGTCGAGCGGAATGTCGAGCTGGCCCTCGTCGGTGATGAGGCCCCGGTAGGGATCCTGCGCGTTGCGCCCGCGCCCCAGCAGCGGATCATCCCCGAGCGGCTGGGCCGAAGAGAGATCAGTCGATTTGAAATCGAGGCTCCGATAACCGGAGAGCGGCGCGACACCGTAGCTTGCCTCGCGGCAAGCCTTCAGCGTGGCGTCCGCGCCGTAAGCGCGCACCTTGGGCATGGGTAACTCCTGTTCGTGATGATCAGTCGGTGAGCGGATCGCTCACCAGGTATTCGACCGTGACGACGAGCCGGGCAGTGAGGACCGGGGCCGCGCCCTCGATCGCCAGCGCCCCGGTCTCGGGCGCCGACGGCGTCAGGTTCTCGGCGCGGCCGCCCAGCGACGGGTCGATCCTGAGCGCCATCCCGATCGATCCGAGGAGCCCATCGAGCGCTGCCTCGCCGCCGCCTGCGGGATCGCGGGGCACATAGGCCTCGATCTCGACCCTGTGGGCGTAGAACTCCGTGCGCGGATTGAGCGTCACGTCCGGCTCACCCGGATCGCCGTCGCGCAGGATGACGAGACCGGCAGCAGGCACCTTCTCGGGCAGGACTTCATTGCGACGTACGTTCGCCGCAAGCGCGGATTCGAGGGTCGAAAAGAGCGATGTGAGAATGTCTTCACGCCTGGACATCAGCGGCTCCTGTCATCGCCGGAAAACCAGTTGCGTGTGACGAGGCCGGGCAAGCGATCGACCCAGCGTTCCGCAGCGGAGACGACATCGAGCCGTTTCCGGACCGTCACCTGCGGCACCAGAATGAATATCGGCACCGTCACAAGGCCCCTTCCGCTCCGCAACGCCGCAGCACTTGCTCGTGAATATCCGCCCCGCTTGCCCGTCCGCGCCCGCATGTTGTCGGCGACAAGCAGAGAGGCAGCGTTGCGGCGATAGACAAAACGCAGACGCTGCCCGGTCCGCCGCTCCCATCCGCCGGGCGTAATCTTGCGGCCACCGTCCCCAAAGCGTCCGGCGGCTGCGGTCGGGATGGCCAGGAAGAAGCCGTTCTTCGAGCGGATGGTGGCGCCGTTCTCGTAGACGCGGATGATGCCCGGCGCTTTCGACCAGACGAGCCCCGCGGCGGTGATGCTGTCCTGCCCCTTGGGGTAGGTTTCCGATCGCCAGGTTCTGGCAAGCCGGGGGCCGAGCCCCGCATTGGTGATCTGCGTTCTGAGCTCGGTCTTGAGTCCCTCCGCCGCCTCACCGACACCGGCCGTGACAGCCTTTTCGGCCGCCTTGACCTCCTCGGCCATGATGCGCCCGAGGTCACCGATGATGGTCGCGGACAGCCTCATACCGGTCTCAGCTCCACGCTCCAGACAAGGCGTTCGCTGTCGCGCACGGGCTCTCCCTGGACGACGTAGATCGCGTCGGCGATTTCGAAGGCATCCGCTTCCGCCAGGCTCGGGACGTCGTGCGTTCGCACATCGCCAATGACGCTCTCAGTCCAGATGCGCGTCTCGCCGAAGCTCTCGACACGATCCGGCTGTCGCAAAACAATCCGGACGGTCACCGGCGCGCCCGTGCCGCCTGCCCGCCAGATGGCATCCCGCGCGAGATTGGGATCGGCGAAGAGGTCGTCGATCGCCTCTGCGAAGATGCTCATGCTCAGTTGCTGGAGAAGATGCGCACCGCAAGCCGCGGACGCTTGTTGATCGGGAGGATCGAGGCCTCGGTCTTGACCTCGATGGCGCTGCCATCGGGTCGCGCGATCTGCCGCGCGTAGATCGGCAGGCCCACTGTGTTGACCGTCTCGATCAGGTTGGCCGGCGCGCCATGGGTGACGAAGGTATCGAGCGTGCCGAGCGGGAACGCGATCCCTTCGCCGGCGGGGATCAGCGTTTCCGTCGCGCCGGTCGAGAGCGTGACGGTGGCGTTGTACTCCTCGAACAGGATGCCGGCGAAGGGGAAACGCCGGCGGGTGTCCTCGCGCAGCGGCTGCGCCCCGGTCGAAGAATAGTACTTGTAGGCCTCCTCGACCTTGGCGTGGCCGATCAGCTTGTCGAAGAACTCCGGGCTCACCAGCGCCAGCACACCGGTCATGGTCTCGCCCTTGAGCTCGGTCTCGACCTTGCGCAGCACGTCGCGCACCTTGCCCTGGACCTGGGTGCCGGCGGTGCCGAGCACGAAGTCTGTCTCCAGCTGCGCGAGCCCGAACTCGGTGAAGTAGTTGTAGAGCGTGGTGCCGGCGCCGTCCTTGACGATGCCGCGCAGCGCGTTGACCTCCATGTACTCGCGAGTCTGGGCGTGCTTCACCCGCATGCGGGTGAGCTTGCGCTCCATGACGGTGGCGAGCGGGTCGGCGGCATCGGCGACGCCGAAGCCGCGCACGCCCTGGATGTCCTGGGGCGTGATCACGTCGTCGTGGGGAATCCACGGCACCGTGAAGGAGCGCATGGAGCGCGTGTCGCGGTTGGCGACGGTGGCGGGACCGCCGAGCGGCACGGTCGGCAGGAGGTTCAGCACGCCTTCCGCCTGCTCGATGACGACGGAGCGCTGGGTGACGCCCTCGAAGCGGAACAGGCCCATCTGCCCGAGCCGGGTATAGACGTTGGGCAGGATGTTGATGGCCTGGGTCATCTCGGCGAGCGAGTAGCCGCCCGCGTCGAACGGGTTGATCATGGCGACCATGATGTCGGGTCTCCTTGGGATGGAACGGGCATGAAAAAGGCCCCGAAGGCGGACGCCTCGGAGCCGGGTGACGGGTTGGGTCTGACGAGCGTGGATCAGGCGGTGTCGCGTGGCACGATGCCGGCAGAACTGAGCTCGGCGTGCTTGGCCGCCGTCTTGGCCGCGTCATCGACGGAGGCGTCGAAGACGAGCGCCGCCTTGGAGACGATCGCCGGGCCGCGGGCAACCACGAGGCCGGTCCTATCGCCGGCCGTCGCGTCGACCGCCTCGATCAGGACGGCCGTTGCGACCTCCGCACCCTCGTCTCCGACGACCTCGGCGTCCGGCGACAGGCGGTACTTGCCCGAGGCGGTGATCCGGCCGAGGACGGATCCGAGCGCATAGTTCGTGCCAGCCTTGAGGGTCACAGCCTCGCGGCAGTAGCTCGCATTCAGCTCGTATTTGAGCAGGTCGCCGAGGGTCGGCGACATGGTGAGAACGGTCATGATGATCCTCCTTGTCGTCAGCTGCGGTTGGCCGAGGCGCGCTCACGCGCACGACGCACAATGGGGCTTTCGCCGCCGTTCGAGGCCGGCGAGCCGGCCGGTGACGGCCCCACGGCGACCACAGAGCTCGCCTCGGCGCGTGCCGCGAGGGCATCGAGGATGGAGCTTCGCAGCGCGTGCGGCGCCACCCCTTTCGCCATGGCGTCGGCGGCGTCGATGGCGACCCCCAGCCGGGCGCCTTGGGCGGCGATGGCGGCGATCTCCGCATATTCGGCGCGCAGCCGCTCGGCCGTTTGATCCGTCTGCGCCTCCGTCGCCTCCGGCGGCGCGGCGGGCGCCGCTGGTTGCGGCGTTCCGAGAGTTTCCGGATCGGACGCGTTCGTCTCCTCGACAGCCGCGTCTTCGGCAGCCGGGTTGAGGTCGGATTCTACTGTCATTGCGGTCTTTCTCCTTGAAGGTTGATGAGCGCGGGCGCGTTGCGATGCGCCCATGATGAGGCGTGGCGGGTCCAGCGCCCGGGCGAGATCCACAAGAGCGAGATCGACAGTGCCGAGCTTGTCGGCCAGGCTGGCGTCTATGCCGCGCTGACCCCGATAGATCGCGGCTTCGGTGGCGCGCACGGCGTCGGGACTCATGTTCCGATTGCGCGCCACCAGGGTGACGAGGTCGGCATGGAGCGCGTCGACATCCGCCTGGATCGCCAACAACGCCGTATCCGAGAGCGGCTCGTGGGCATTGCCCTCGATCTTGCGATCGCCCGCGTGAACGAGCGTCCATTTGAGGCCGGCCATGACGTCGGCGACGCTCTCGTCGACATGGATGGCCACGACGCCGATGGATCCGACCTCCGCCGTCCGGGTGACGTAGAGGCGGTCCGCCACGCTGGCGATGGCAAAGGCAGCCGACAGCGCGCTTTCGCTCGCGACAGCCCAGAGCGGCTTCTGCGCGGCTTCGCGCAACGACACGAGGCGATCGACCAGGTCGAAGAGACCGCCGACCTCGCCGCCCGGCGAGTCGATCTCCAACAACACGGCCCGCACAGAAGGATCGGCCAGCGCGGCTTCCACGGCGGAGGCGATCTCGCCATAGTCGCTGGCGCCCAGAAGACTGGTCAGCCAGTCGCCACGCGTCACCAACGGTCCGAGGATCGGCACCACGGCGATGCCGGGACCGGTAACGGAATGGCTCGCCACCGGCGGCGCATCGCGGGCCGGAAGCATGGCCGGCCGTGTATCGAGCATTGGGCCGGCGGCGAGCAGGCCGTCGAGCGCCCGCGGGGCGATCGCCAAGGGCCGGCCGCCGAGCCGGGTGAGCAGCGGATTCAATCGCGTCATGGAAACCTCAGTCGGCGGCGACTTTCGCCTGGTTGTCCGCTGGTGCTGCCTGAGCATCGTTCAGCAGCGTGGGGTCGGAGGATGCGCTGCCGAAGGAGAGGCCAAGCTGACGCTCTCGCGCACGGTCCGCAGCAATCTCGGCATCGACCTGATCGGCGTCATAGCCGCGCTCGGCGAGCGCCTGCGTCCGGCTCTTCAGCCCGGCCTCGATCTGTTCGATCTCGGCGCGGGCGTCCTTCAGCGGATCGACCCAGTCCCATTTGGGCGGCAGCCAGGAACAGCCGAGATAAACGCGCCTCTGCTGTTCGTAATCGGGCAAGGCAATCGCGCCCGCCATGACCGCCGTATCGAGCCATCGCGCCCAGACCCGTCGACAGATTTGCCAGACCATGACCGAGTGCTGGTAGGCCTCGATGCGGCGGCGGAACTCGAGGAGCGCGAGCCGCGAGTTCGAGTAGTTTGCCTTCAGCATGTCATTCGACAGATACGCATACGGGATGCCGAGCGCCGCCGAGACCTGCAGCAACGTGCGGTACTGGAACGGCTCGTAGGTCTGGCCGACATCGGCAGGCGCCGAGGTCTGCACTTCCTCGCCCGGCTCCAGCATGACGATCTGGCCGGGCTGCAGGTCCATCGTTCTTTCGCCACCTTCGTCACTCTCGGCAATGTCGAAGGGCTCCGCCGGCGCCGGCGTGGTGATGAAGAGCGCATGCATCGCCGCGACCTTCTTCCGGTCGAGCTCGGCATCGTCGTACTGATCGAGCAGGAACAGCTTCACGATGCCCGGCGCAAAGCGGGAAATCCCGCGCAACTGCCCAGCATCGACCGGATCGATGACGTGGATGACCTCGGCCGCCGGCACCCGCACGGTCTCGCCGGCGAGCCCTGGATCGGTCACGTCACCCGGATGGCGGCGCAGGAAGTGGTAGGCGACGCGCCTGCCGATCCGGTCGAACTCAATCCCCTGACGGACGACATTACCGCCGGGAAGCTGCTCGTTGCGGCTGAGCGGCAGCATCTCGGAGGGGATCATCTGCAGCTGCAGCGGCACCATGAGCCCGTCCTCGGGCCGGCGCGGACGGAAGCGGAAGAACACTTCGCCGGCGATGAATACCTCGCGCGCGGCGCGCCGCTGCTGGCCATAGAAATCGGTGAACCCCTCGGCGTCGCTGTCGTCGGTCCAGTCGAGCCAGAGGCGCTGCACGCGCGCCTTGAGTTCGGCATCGGCGATCAGGGACGACGGCTTGATGCCGTCGCCCACCACATTGCCGGCCCAACTCTCGATGGCGTTCGCCGCATAGCCGTTGTTCCGGACCAGCCATCGGGCGCGCGCGGTGATGTCGGCGCCGGCGGCGGCGATCAGCGTGTTGAGATGCGCCCGGCTCGGTTGGAAGTGCCGCAGCCTTCGGCTTGCCTGTCCCGCTTCAAAGCCGCCCACCAGAGCGCCGATGCGGCGGCGCCACCGTGTGATCGATTCCAGCACGAGTCAGAGCCCCTTGCTTGCCGTCGTGCGAACGATGCGACGGCGCGCGCCGGTTTGCTCCTCGGCGATCCGCCGTTCGAGGTCGCCGAGGGCGGCCGCCATTTCGGCATCGCTCGCATAGGTGATGCGGCGCCCCTCGACCTCGACGGTGCGCACGCCGCGCCATCGGGCGGCGAGCAGCGCATCGCGGCGCGCGATCATGTCCTCAAGCGTCATGGTCTCGGTCTCAACTCAGATAGCTGGGCGTGAACACCCGTCGGCCGCGCCGGGCAGGCGCTCGTCGCACCAGTCCCGCGGAGGCGATCTCTGGCGCGCCGGGGTCAGAGGCCGTCGTCTCTGGCGCCGCTGTGTTGCTCGGATCGAGCGAGCCGACCTGGCGTTCGAGATCGCGCCATTTCTCCTCGCCCCAGCGGTCGGCGCCGGCGATCCAGGCGGCGGCACGGGCATAGACCCGGCAATCCAGCGCCTCGTTGCGTTCGCGCAGCTTCTGCCATTCGAGCCGCTGAAACCCGCGCCTGGTCTTCACCGTCACCAGCTGCTCGGCGACGAACTGCTTGCACCACTCGCTGTCGGCCCAAGCCGGCAGGTGGATGGTCCCTGCGGGAAAGCGCGCGCCTCCGGCACGCTCCTCGTCGGTCGGCCGTCCGAGCCGGAGGTAGCGATAGGTCTCGGCCTTGAAAGTCGAGACCGCGACCGACCACAGCCGCGCGCCGCGCCGCAGTCGCTTGCCGCCGGCTGTCGCATCGACAAAGGTCGGCCCGGAGACCGGGCTCGCCCGATTGAAACCCTCGACACCCTTGACCGGCGCCACCTGCGCGAAGCCGGCGCGCCGGGCCCAGCCGTAGACCGAAGGCGCCTCGAAGCCGGTGTCGATCGCGAGGCGCGACAGGCCCATCGCCGTCCCCGAGGCGTGCGGCCAGTTGCGGCCCAAGAGACCGTCCAACGCGGACCATGCGGCGGCATGTTCGGGGCCGCCCTCGATGACAATGTGGTCGACGAGCCAGCTCTCCAGCCCGCGCCCCCAGGCCCAGACGTCGACCTCGATCCGGTCCTTCTGGACGTCGGCGCCGGCGGTGAGAAACAAGCCGCCCATCGGCACTGTGCCGGCTGGCCAGCTCTCCCTGCGATCGTAGAGCCGCTGCCAGTCCGGCGCCTCGCCCGTCTCGACCCAGGTCTCCCCCAGCGAGGTGTTGACGAAGGTCTTCATCGCCTCGTCGCCGTGATCCTTCGCTGACAGAAAGGTGCGCACCATGGCTTCCAGACGGACCCAGGAGGAGTAGACCTCGTTCAGGTGAAAGCCGGCGATGCCGTCGAACGGGGCCTCGGCCCGCCATTCGCCCCTGCGCACGGCGGCCCAGCGCTCGGCGTCGCTCCAATGCGCGCCGCAATGGCGGCATTGGTATCGCGCGGTCTCCGGCCGGTGGGCGCCGTCCGCGTCGCGGTCCCAGCGAACCTGCTCCCAGACCAGCGTCTGATGCTCGCCGCATTCCGGGCACGGCGCGAAGAAGCGGCGCCTGTCGCTTTCGGTGAACGCCGTCTCGATCCGGCTCGCGCCACGGATGGTCGGCGTCGAGACCAGGACGATCTTGCGGTTCCAGAAGGTGACCGTGCGCTTCTTCGCCAGATTGACCGGATCGCCCTCGGCGCCGGCGCTGAACGGATAGCGGTCGACCTCGTCGCACAGAAGGATGCGGATCGGCCGGCTGGCCAGGCCCGAAGGCGCATTGGCGCCGACGATGGTCAGATGCCCGCCGGGAAACTTCTTGTGCAGGATCTTGTTCGACCCGTCCCGCGACTTCGGATCCGAGATTCGCCCATGCAGACAGGGCGTATCGCGCGCCATCGGCGAGAAACGGTCCTTCGACCAGGTCTCCGCATCGCGTTCCGTCGGCATCACCACCATCACCGGCGCCGGGTCCTGGTCGATGTGGAATGCAACGGTGTTGAGCAGCACCTCCGTCTTGCCGGTCTGGCTCGACGACATCACGACGACGCTTTCGACCGCTGGATCGGAGATCGCGTCCATGATGCCGCGCTGGTAGATGGCCCGCTCCGTGCGCCAGCGGCCGGGCTCGGCGCTGGCTTCGGAACTCAGGCGGCGCCTGGCGTCGGCCCACTCACTGATCGTCAGGGTCGGCGGCGGCGCCAGGATCGTCAGCGCCTTGCGCGTCGCCTGCGCCAGCCGCGCCGGCCCCTTCAGCATCAACGGCGATGGTCGGGAGGCTGGCGAGTTCCGCGAGCGCTTCGGTGATCGCGTCGCGGATCTGCGCGCGCGTGCCGGCAATGGTGGACTCCTCATGGACCAGCGGCGCCAGCCTGTCGGGCAGGACCAGCAAACGTGCGCGCAGGCGGGCCAGCACGGCGATCCACGCCTCCTCGACCTGAGCGGCCGGCAAGAGGTCGCCGCGCCGGACAGCTGCGTCCATTTCGGCGAGATCGGCCTTGGCCTTGATCAGCCGGGCGCGCTCGACACCGAAATCCGCGGCGCCCGTCTGCGACCGCGTCGCCAGCTCGCGCAGGTAGCGCACATAGCCGCGCACCGTGCCGACGAGGTCGTAGCGCCCACGTTCGGGGCCGGTGCGAGCTGACGCCGGGATGATCCCGTCGCGCGCCAGCTGCTGGACCCGCCTTTCGGTCAGGTCCAGGAGCCGGGCGATGACCGCGATGGGTTGGGTATTGGTCGCCATGAACGGGGGCCGCTCCCGGGCAAGATCAGGTCATGTCGGGAGCCCCGCCATCACTGCAGAAAAAGCAATGAAATGATGCACTTATCGACTTGATGAGGGTGCCGATCAGAGCCTGTATGGCGTCACCATCAAGCGCTGGAGACCGCCATGACCAAGTCCCGAAACACCGCTTCCGCCCTCGACGCTTTCATCGCCAAGAAGGCGGAGATCGACGCGATGCTGGAGCGCATCAAGGCCCTGAGCGACGACCATTTCGACACCAGCCCCGACGAGATCAATTGGGGCCACGTCGGAACCCTCGCGCACTATGCCGAACTCCTGAAGCGCATCACCGACGCAGCCTTCAAGGAGGGCGAGCACGCCGATTAGGCGCACCACTTCCCGCCTTCGCCCCGATGGGATCGCCCTCGGGGCTCGGGGCAGTAGTAGGTCCGCGATGGTCGCGCGCCTCTCCTGAAGAAGGATTGCCCCAATGACCAAACTCTCCGACACACAGACGATCGTCCTCAGCGCCGCTGCGCAGCGCGCGAACATGCTGGCTCTACCGCTCCCGAAGAACCTCAAGGGCGGCGCAGCGCAGAAAGTGATCGCCTCGCTCATCAAGCAGGGCCTGCTCGAAGAGATCGATGCCGACACGCGCATCGGCGAACACATCTGGCGCGAGACCGGCGACGGCCACGGCGTCACACTCGCGATCACCGAGCACGGGCTCGCCGCCATCGGCATCGAGCCGGAGGCCTCGCGTGACGCTGCGGAATCGACGCAAAGCGATCATGCTGCCGTCAAGACGCCATCGAAGCCAAATGCCCGCGAAGGCAGCAAGCAGGCCCAGCTGATCGCCATGCTGCAGGGCGCCGACGGAGCAACCATCGCCGAAATCGCTGCCGCATTCGGCTGGCAACCGCATACTGTGCGCGGCGCCATCGCCGGGGCGCTCAAGAAGAAGCTCGGGCTCGATGTGACCTCCGAGAAGGTCGACGGACGCGGTCGGGTCTACCGCCTCAGCCGGGAGGGCTGAGGCTATGGCGAGGATCACCATCCACGACCGTCTCGTCGCCGCCCTACAGCACCGAGGCGAAGCGATCATCGCTGATGCACGCTCGACCCGCTACACGGTCCTCACGCGAACGCGCCGGGAAACCGGCGAGCAGGTCGGCTTCTATTTCGTCGGCCGTGCCGGCGCGCTCCGGGCCGGCCGCACCGTTGCCGAGAGCCGGCCGGTGGGCGCCGACTTCCGGGCGAAGCTGCTCGGCATAACGACCAGCTGACACGTCATCCTCACTGAGCCGCCGCTGCCCGCCATGGGCGGCGGCGTTTTGCTTATGCAGTCCAAGAGCGCATCCTCTCGAACATGCGCCGCACGGCATAGCTGCGCGCCACGGATACCAGCGTGAATAGAGCGCCGATCAACAGATTGTCGCTCAGGGACACCTGCAGACCGAACAGCGGGAAGACCGCGATCTGGGTCAGCACGGCCACGCCGTAACCGATCGCGACATTGCTCAACGCCTCGATCAGGGACATTCGGCGCGACTGCATCATGCGGCGTCCTGATCGCTGTCACGAGTGCCGACGCGCTCGGTCTTCACCTCGTCGAAGCTGCGATTCTCGCCCTCCAGCCTTGCCGATTTCCCGGTGAAGGCCTGCCAGCGGTTGACGATCACGTCACAAAAGGTCTCGGAGAGCTCAACCCCGAAGACGCGTCTCCCCGTCCGCTCGCCTGCGATGAGTTGCGAGCCCGAGCCGGAGAACGGCTCGTAGCAGATTTCCCCCGGCACGGTGTGCAGCTCCATCGGCAGCGTGAACACGCGCACCGGTTTCGAGGTCGGGTGCTCCCGCGTCTCGATCTCGCTCGACGGGATGGACCACACCGTCGTCGGCCAGTTCTCGAAGCCTTCGCGGTTGACGCGCGGCTTGTTGCCCGAGCGCCAGCCGAACAGGCAGGGCTCGTGCGCCCACAGCATGATCGAGCGCGTGAGCACCGGACGGCTCTTGGCCCAGATGATCTGCTGGTGATGCAGCACGTCGAACTTGGACCAGCAGGCTTCCAGCATTGCCTGGCGCCGCGAGGCATGCCAGCAATACCAGGCCGCGTCCTCCTTGATGGCGCAGTCGATGGCGACCTGCATGAAGGCCTCGTAGAACTGCGGCCCCTGGGATGAATCGTCCCAGTGCTTCTGCTCGATGTAGTCGTCGGACCAGTCCTTGTTCGCGATCTTCTTGGCGCGGGCGGACGCGTTCTTCTTCGTCGGATGGTTGGTGCCGTCATAGTCGACGAGATAGGGCGGATCGGTCGCGAACAGCGCGGCGCGCTCGCCGTTCATCAGGCGGGTGACGTCCTCGGCCGAGGTCGAGTCTCCGCAGAGCAGGCGGTGGTCCCCGAGGATCCAGAGATCGCCGCGGCGGGTGACGGGCGTGGCGGGCGGCTCCGGAACCTCGTCTTCGTCCACCAGCCCCTCGACGGGCGCCTCGGCCAGGAGACGGGCCAGTTCGTCGTCCTCGAAACCGGTCAGCGCCAGGTCGAACTCGTCGAGCTTCAGATCGGCCAGTTCGAGCTTGAGCAGCTCGTCGTCCCAGCTCGCATTCTGATGCGAGCGGTTGTCCATCAGCCGGTAGGCGCGCAGCTGCGCCGGCGTCAGGCCATGCGCGACATGCACCGGCACGCTCGTCATGCCGAGGCGCTTGGCCGCCTCGTAGCGGGTGTGACCGACGATGATCACCATGTCCTCGTCGACGACGATCGGCTGACGCCAGCCGAACTCGGCCAGCGAGGCGGCGACCGTGGCGACAGCCTCCTCATTGCGGCGCGGGTTGCGCGCATAGGGCACAAGCTTGTCGATCGGCGTTTCGACGACGTCCATGGTCGGTCCGGTGCGATGGGTGAAGGATCTGATCCGGCGGTCGCGAAGCCCGCCGTTGTTCTGTGCCGGCGAAACGGGTCCCGCTTCGCCGATGCGCTCGAAACGAAACGCCCCCGACCGGCGGCTTCGCCATCGTCGAGGCACGCAGACGCCCAAGTGTTTGGATTCACGAGCGCGAGGATGCTGGCGAAACGAAATGGCCTATTTCGGCGCCGTCACTGGGCAAGCGTCGCGCCATTGCCGCCAGCATACGATTTCGGCCAGGGAGGAACCGCTATCTCTCTGAGTTCGTTGATATTAACGCCGTACCGTAAGACGGAGCGTCCCGCTTGACAGGACGTCCCGTTTTGCGTTACGCTTTGCCGTGATCAAGAGCTTTGCCGACAAACGCACAGCGGCGATCTTCGCTGGCTACGCCGTCCGCGACCTGCCGCAGCAAATCCAGCGGCGGGCTCGCGCCAAGCTGCTGGCGATCGATGCAGCCACACTGCTGGACGATCTGCGGGTGCCGCCCGGCAATCGCCTGGAAGCGCTGCACGGTGACCGGCAGGGTCAACACAGCATCCGCGTCAACGACCAGTGGCGGATCTGTTTTGTCTGGCGCGACAACGAGGCGTGGGAGGTCGAGATTGTCGACTACCACTGAGGAGTGATGACCATGACCATCAAGCGTGAGGATCTCGACAGGCGCATCGTCGATTTCTCGGAGGTGACGACGGGCCGTCGTCTGCCGCCAGTCCATCCGGGAGAAATCCTGCGTGATGAGTTCCTGACTCCGTTGGGGATGAGCGCCTACGAACTCGCCAACGCGATCAAGGCGCCACGCTCGCGGGTCAACGATATCGTGCTTGGGCGTCGCGCGATCACGACCGACACGGCCATGCGCCTCGCGCGCTATTTCGGCACATCGCCGGAGTTCTGGATCAATCTGCAGGCCCGCTACGATCTCGATGTTGCCGACCGCACCACGCGGCGCAAGATCGAGCAGGAGGTCGCTCCTCGCAACGCCGCCTGACCGCGTGTTCTTTCGGGTGCGGAAGATCTCGAAACCGCGCCCACGCGCGGCTCGCCCGAGCATACCCGAGAACTAACCCAAATCGCCGATCTGTGTCTCGCCGGGAAATGTCTCAGCGAAAATTGTCTCACGCATCAAAATGAACTTGACGAGCGAACGCGGTCGACGAGGAAAGCGCGCGAGCGCTTCGCCGGCACTTGCTGTCCGTTGAGCTTCCAGGTGATGACGCTGAGGCCGTACTCCCAGCGGCGGCACGCCGTGGCGCGGGAGATCCCGAAGCGCCAGCAGATCGGCTTCCACGGCGTGCCCTCCGCGCGCGCCCAGACAAGCCGGGCATCGTCCGGCTCCAGCCATCTGAGCCAGGGCAGCGTCGCCTCCATCCGGCTGATCGCGTCCGGCAATGGTGGCGGACGTTTCATGCGCGGCAGCTCCTGACCGACGAGATCAGCGAACTCATGCACGATCTTCGGCCATACCGAGAAGTAGCCTTGCACCCGAACCTCGGGCAGGCGCTTCATGACATCGGCAGCTTCGATCAGCCGCTCCTCGACCTGTTCGCAAGTCCATTCAGCCATGCCGATGCTCCGTCGGCTGGCGCCGTCCGCCATAGAGCTTCTCGCCGAGCTGGCGAACGAGTTCTCGCTCGGGCCAGGTGAGGCGCGGATCGGTGGGGCTGACGACGAGGAGGCCCTGCTCGCGCCAGCCCTCCCGCTTGACCTCTTCGGCCGACCGGCGTTCGCCGCCATATCCTTTCGGCAGCCACCTCATCGTCCGACCTCCTGCAGCACCGCTGCATAGCCGGCGATGTCGAGGATCGAATCCTGATGCTTCGGATCGTGCCCGAGCCGCGCCAGCTTCAGATCGATGAGGCAGAGCACGACCTCCGCCGGCGTGATGGGCCGGCCGAGCGTGATCGACCAGCGTCTGGCGACCACGGCCATCGCGGCGGCGGGTTCTCCGTAGATCTTGCGGCGCTCGGCGACGACCGACGCGGCATGCCTGAGCATCGTCTCCCCGCTCATCGCACACCTCCATCGGTCTCGATGGCCCAGAGCAGAATGGCGATGGCGTCGGCTTCATTGTCGTCCGCGGGCGAGAAGCCGCGCGCGCGAACGGCAGCCATGACGGCGGCCTTGTCGGCGTTGCCCTTGGCGGCGACGTGCCGCTTGATCGTGCCGACGGGAACGCCCTGATAGGCGATCGCGTGGCTCTCGCACCAAGCGCTCAGCGTCGCCAGAAAGCCGCCATAGAGATGGGCCGCGTCAGTGCCGATATGGCGCCGGACCTCCTCGAAATAGATCGCCGCGAGACCGCCGGCGTCGGCAGTGATCTGGTCCAGCCAGCTCCGGAAGCGCAGGTAGCGCATGCCGCCACCGTCATAGCGGCTCGGCCGGAACGAGACCGTGCCGCTAGTGATAAGGCCGTCATGGCTGCGCAGCGCCCAGCCGGTCGTGGTGCCGAGGTCGAGGCTGAGAATGGCGCGCCGCGCATGAGCCGGATGCGGGCGGAATGCGGTGGCTCCCGCTTCGGCGGGGCCGGTTTCGATGGTCGAAATCATGAGTGTCTCCAAGGCGCGCGGGCAAGGGTCGGCTTTCGGATCGAAGACCCATCGCGGCGGACCGGTCGCTGCGGCCGGGAGACGGCCGAGTTGACGGAGCATGCCCATCAGAGCACCTCCTTGAGCCAGTCCGGCGCAGCGCCGTTCGGGGAACGTGGTGAGGGATGTTCCCCCGCACGTTCCCCGGTGCAAGCCGTTGAGGAACAAGCGCTTTGGGAAGGTGACGAAGGTGGGGAACGTTTTTCCCCATCCTCCATCGCGTGGGCGCAGCCGCGCACATGCGTTAGTGTCGAAAAACGTTCCCCATGTTCCCCACGTTCCCCGGAGCCTTTTGTTTCAATGGGTTGTGCCGGGGAACGTTGGTTTTCGACGTTCCCCTCCTCGCCACAACGTTCCCCGCCCGATGCCGCGACACCTTGCGGAAAACGTTCCCCACGTTCCCCTTCGATCGTGAGCTGCCAGCGCTTGGCCTGATGGGAGACCCCCAGCGTGCGCACGCGCATCTTGCGGCCGTCGATATCGAAGACCCGGTCGCGCATGCGGGCGAGCGCCTTGCCGAGCCGTGTGCGCTGTGAGCGGTCGCCCCCGGCGCCCAGCGGCAGCGGGGGCTCGCAGGCCAACGCCACCTCGTAGAGATCGCCGGTGCCGACCTCCGCCGTCCCGAAGCGGTCCCACCAGGCGCCGATGAAACTGCGCCAGATCGCGCCCTCGCCATCGGCGGCAGCGAGCATCTCGTCGAGGTTGGCGAGAAACCCTTCGATCCCGGCGACCTCGAGGACGCCGCCCATGATGCGCGACCAGCTCTCGTAGCTCCCGATCATGCGCGCGCCCCGTGGCCTGCCGGCGGCCAGCCAGGCCCGGCACAGCGTAAGGCAGGCCGCGACGAGGCGCGGCCGGTTGGCGCGAACCCAGCTCATGAGATCGGGGTGGCGGAACCCCTCGCGCCGCCAGGGTTGATCCACACGAGCATCGAGCCGGATGCGCACGATGCGGCGCGCCATCTCGTTGGAGAATTCGGGATTGTTGCCGGTCGCGATCCAGACGCAGCGGATCGGCAATCGCGTCATCTCAGACGCCCCGAGAATGCGGTCCTCCCAGAAGGGCGCGGTGAGCGCTGCCGCAAGCGCCGAGGAGTCGAGCGTGTGACGCAGATTGTCGATGAGCACGATCGAGGGGATCTGGCGCAGCTTGGCGGTCAGCCGCTTGCGCCACTCTTCGTCGTCGCGGCCCTCGGTCATCACGGAGGCGCTGACGCCGGTGAGCACGGTCGCGATCGCGTCGACCATCAGGGTCGCGCCGGTGCCGGGTGTCGGCTTCTCGATCAGATGAAGCGGCGTCGGTGCGTCGATCATGGCGCGAAGAAAGCCGAGCAGCATCAGAGCAACGGCATGCGCGCGCTCCGCGTGGCCAGTGAAGGGGAACTCGCCCAGCATGTCGTCGATGATGAGACTGCGCGCGGTCGCGATCTCCGCCGGCGACGGGCGCTCCGGCACCGGCGGCACGGCAAAGCCCGGTGTTGGCTGGTAGAGCAGCCGGGCATCGGGGTGGTAGCCGGGCTCGGTCAGGAGCGCGCCGTTGCGGCCGAAGACCGGCGTGGTGACGATCCCCGCCAGGACCGGCAGGCCGGGATCGGGTGTCGCCAGCAGTGACTTGATGAGCGGCGTCGGCGGATGCGCGGGGACGAGATCGCCGTTTCGCGCCAGACGCCGCCAATCGGCGAGCTTGGCCAGCATGTGGCGCAGGCGCTCTTCCGTGACGGGCCGGGCCATGGGCAGGCCGTCATCGTCATGCACGGCCCAGGTCGGCATGCCGCCGCTGCGAAAGAGCCAGGGCGTCCTGTTCGACGCGAGCAGCAGACTCCAGCTGCGTGCGTGGGCGCGGGCGAGATCGCCCTCATCGGCGCGCAGTTGCGGCAAGCGGCCCGGCGGCTCGACGAAGCCGATCGGACGGTTTCGAGCGCCATCCTGCGCATCCGTGCCATCCACCACTGCATACGGCTCGGCCGCGTCGATGATCTGACGGACCGCGTCCGCGCCGTCGCGCAGCAGGACGTCGTTGAAGTCATCGCCTTCCGCTCGCGGCAGGGCGATGGCGACGCTGCGGCCTTCGGCCAGGAGACGCCGCGCCGCCGCCTGGGCGGCACGAAGGCCCGTGCCCGACGCATCGTGGTCGGCGAGCAAAACGACACGCCGGGCCTCTGGCGGCAGGACGATCTGTTCGAGGTTGGTGGCCGAGAGCGTCGCCCATACCGCCATGCCCGGGCAGGCCGTCATCACGGCGAGCGCCGTCTCGATGCCTTCGCTGAGACCAAGGACAGCGTCGCCGCCGATCGAGGCCAGCCGCACGGCGCCACCGCCGACGCGGCCCAGCATCTTCTTCGGCTTTTCAACCTCGGCTTTCGCCGCCCCATCCGGCCGCAGGTAGATGCGGTGCAGGGCAACCACGCTACCGGCGCGGTCGCGAACCAGGCCGACGATGGCCGGGAACCCGGTCCTCGTATCCCAATGCGCGAGATCCGGATGGAACAGGAGGTCGGACGGTGGCGGAACCGTGAGACCTCGCGCGCGCAGATAGGCCTCGCCCGGCGTACCGGCGATCGGGAGGGCCCGCGAGAGGATGATCTCGATTTCTCGAGCAGAGTCTTTCTCATGTTTCGCGGAAGCCGCCGAGGGTTCACGCCGGGCTGGCGCCGCAGCCGACCATCCGACCAGATCGGCGGCATAGGCAAAAAGATCGCGGCCCTTGAGGCCGGTCGCCTGTTCCAGCGTGCTTAGCGGCCCGCCGCCCTGGCCGCCGTCGAAGTCGATCCAGTCGCCGGCGTGCTCGCCTCTGAGCGTGATCACGCAGGAGCCGTTCTTTCGCGGCGCAGCGCCATTGATGTTGGCGAGGCGCCATTCGTCGCCGTTGCGACGGCCGTTCGGAAAGTGCTGCGGCACCCAGGCGCCGGTCCTGTCACGCAGGCCGGCCACGATGGCCTCGAGATCGTATTGAACCGCAGGCGTTCTGGCGGGTGCGATGTCGTTGAAGTCAATCAAGGATCACCAGCCCTTGCTCCGCACGCGTGATGGCGGTGTAGAGCCAGCGGGCGCGGTCCTCGGCGGTCCGCCCGAGACCGTCGTCGTAGACGATCACGTTCTCCCACTGCGATCCTTGGGCCTTGTGACAGGTAATGGCGTAGCCCCAGACGCTCTCGACTAGCCCCCGCATGTCACGCCAATCGCGGCGCAAGCGCTCGGCGTCGTAGGCGATGTGGTCGTCGAAATGGCCCTTGTAGAACCACTGGCGGCCGGGAACGCTCGTCCCGTCCTCCGTGCGCACCGACGCGCTGAAGGCGAGCGGGCTTTCGTCGCGGATGTCCGACAGGTCGAGGAACATGCCGTTGACGAGACCGAGATCGTGCCGGTTCTTGAGGCAGATGATCTTCTCGCCGAGCCCGCGCGGATAAGCGTACGGAAAGCCGGCTGCCTGTTTCATCGCGGTATTCAAAAAGAGCCGCGTCGCGTTGCGGCCGCAGATCACCTGACCGCCCTTGAGGAATTGATGCGGGCCGATGTCGGAGCGCCGCATCTTCCAGACGAAGTCGTCGTGCTCGCCGTAGGGAATGGGCATGCTCTGCCGCGCGAGCGTCGCAAGTCGGATGATCGCGCTGGTCTCCGCCTGGCGATGGATATCGGTCAGCATCACGTCGGGATCGGCGTCGGTGAAGGCGCCGTCGCCCTTGATCGGCGGCAACTGGCCGGGGTCGCCGAGCACCAGGATCGGCTTGCCGAAAGCAAGCAGATCGCTCGCCATTTCGGCGCCGACCATGGAGACCTCGTCGAGCACGATCAGGTCGGCGTCGCGGACCAGCGACTGCTCGTTCAGAATGAAACGAGGCTGATGGATGTCGGCGAGCCGGAGCTCGAGGCGGCGGATCTGGGTCTCCGCGAAGGAACGCTCGGCCGGTCGCATTGCGCGCAGGCCGCCGCGAAGCGTTTCCAGTTCGCGGGTGACACGCTCGATCTCCTCGGGCGTCGCCTCGGAGACCTTGTAGATCAGGCTGTGGATCGTCGAGGCTGGCGTTCCCTTCCGGGTCATCACCAGGGCCGCCTTGCCGGTGAAGGCGGCATAGAGCACGCCGCCCGAGCCGCCCGTGCGATCCATCGGTTCAAGACCGAGCTCGCCGATTGCATGCCGTGTGATGGTGGTCTTGCCCGTTCCTGCGTAACCGAACAGGCGGAACACCTGCTGATTGCGCGTGCCGTGCCGAAACCAGTCCTCGATCGCGGCGATTGCCGCCGCCTGCTGCTGCGACGGGATGAAGCTCATCGCTCGCCCTCCCAGCAGCGCTCCGCATAGGCGCACATGCGGCAGAGATAGAAATCTCGGTCTGCGGCGATCCGCGGTGGAAGTTCGCCAGCTTCCACGGCGCGCAGGATATCGACGGCCTTGTCGGAGAGCGCCTGCGCGAAGGGCGGATCGAACCCGACCACCTCGTGGTGGAGCGCCTCGGTGTCCTTGTTGAGCGCCGTGACGAGGGCGGTCTCCAGCTCCAGATAGCCCATGTAGAGCTGGACCTGTGCGTAGTAGACCGGCTTGGAGGCGCGCAAGCCACGCTTGACCAGGTCGTTCCAGGATTTGGCGTTGAGCGCCTTGTGCTCCCAGAGCACGGGCCAGTGCAGACCGACATCGGGGCCAGCGACGATCACGCCGTCGATGTGGCCGCGCAGTCTCCCGCCCGCCGTCTCGAACCCGAATTGTCCGCCGTCCGCGCGCTCGGTGCGAAGGTCGAAGCCCGCGCCGCGCAGCCAGCAGATGGAGAGCGTCTCGAACTGGTGGCCGGCGTCGAAGATGCGCAGGATCGCGCCGTCGAAATCCCGTCCCTCATCCTTGGGCGTATGGGTCACCTCGTAGACGAGCTTGCGCGCGCAGGGCTCGCCGATCCGGCTGCCGCCGAGATAATCGCGCGGCGCCTGCCGACCATTGCGTGCGACAAGCGCCGCATCGATCAGGGCATTGACCCGATCGGACACGCTGATCGCGTGGCCGACGCGGCGATAGATAAAGCCGGAGCCGTGGTTGAGATCGATTCCCATGCGCCACCTCAAAAGGGAATCGGGTCGTCGAGCGGGTCGCGGGCGGCTGCCTGGCGCCGCATCGATTCCTGAAACCCGTCGACGCAGGCCTCGATGATGCGGTCGATCTCTTCCGGCTTCCGGTCGTAGAACGGCGCCATCAGGTCGAGCTCGGTGAGCGTCTCGGCGAGAAACCGGCGCGCCTCCTTGATCGCTCGGGTCTCCATGTCGGTCTTGTCGATCATCCCGTTGTTCCTGTTGGCGAGCGCCGCGCCGACATCGAGGCAGCGCATCGAGCAGAAGCGGTGGTAAGGAAAGCGGTCCCAGCGCAGCTGGTGGACGTAGCCGAAGCCCCGCGCCTGACGTCCGCAGACGGCGCAGACGGCTACCCGAGCAAGAGCCGGGTCAGGTCCTCTGCGTCGTCCGGCTGATCCTTGATCCGGTGTGAGGCCAGGACGATGAACCGCGCGATCGCGTTCGCCGCCATGGCTTCCAGTTCGGGGAGCGTGAGAGCGGCGATGGGCTGGTGAAGCCTTCCGCGTCCTTCGAGCCATTGTCCCATCGCCTTCGCTGCCTCGCGCGTGACGTGCGCCTGCCACTCATCGGCCGTCATGACGGTCAGGTGTTGAGCCAGGCCGGGCCACTCGGGGCCGGCGTCGCTGCAGGTGCGGCTGCCGGGGCCGTGCCCGGCTGTGCCGGCCGGCTCCAGGCCGGGGCAGCGCTCGCAGGCGGCGATGCGGCGGGCTGCCCCCAGGCCGGAGCTGCGGGCGATGCGGGCGATGCAGCCTTCGGCCGCGCGCGGGTGCTGGGGCTCGGCGCCAGGACCTCGCCGTCCATCACCTTCCGCCATTCCGGTTCGCTCGGCAGAACCACACGGTCGAGCTTGTTGCTGTCGCCGTAGCGCGGGTCGTCGCTGGGCTCGACCTTGATCTTGGCGACGAAGGTGATGCCGTTGAGGTCGGCCAGACCGCGCAGGATCCGCTTCGCCTTCGCTGCCTCGCTCATGTCTTGCGGATCGAGCCCGAGCGCGCTGTCGATCATCGCGCGGAAGCTGCCCTTGGAGATCTTCCAGCCGATCGAGACGCCGTGTTCGTCGACCTTGCCGCCGGAGACGGTGAACATCTGCCAGAATTTGCGCCGAACGTGCGGGCCCTCGGCGACGGTGAACTCGGCATCCACCATCAGCACGTCGCTGCCGGGCGCGTTCGAGGCCTTGAGGAGCCCCCGGTCAATCTCGCTCTGACCGTCCGTCCCGCCCGGCCGGATGGTCATGGTGACCTTGGCGAAGGTGCCATCGGGGATCAGTTCGCCGCTCTTCTGCGGCTCGGCGTCATTCATGTCGAAGCTCATGACTCGTCATCCTTTCCGGGTTGAATTGATCTTGGAGAGCAGCGCGTCGAGATCCGGCGGCTCGGTCACATCGAGGCGGCCGGAGCGGTCCTTGGCCGGAAGGCCCCAGGGGTTGCCGGAGCGGCAGACGAGCCGGCGGTCTTCGCCGCGCTCGGGCTCATGCCGCCAGCCGTCGCCGTCGCGCGCGAACAGGCTCATCGTGATGACCTGATCCACGATGCCAGGGAGCTCGCGGCCGGCCTTGCCGCCTTCCATCTGCGGCTGCCAGGTCGTGCGGTTGAACTCGTCGGTGACGCGTTCGAGGATGCCGACGAAGATCACGGTCTTTCCGGGAGCGTGCTGCAGATGCTTGAGCAGGCCGATGACCTCGCGGGCGAGCAGGCCATAGGCGCCGCGGGTGTCCGGCTTGCCAGTCTTGTCGGAGAAGGCCTCGGGCCGGGTCTTCGCCCAGGCCATGGCCTGGCGCGTAAGGTCGGTGATCGAGTCGACGAAAATGATGCGCTTGCCCGCAATCATCTGAACGAGCTCGGAATAGCTTTCCCTGAGATGCTGGTAATGCGCCTCAGAGAAGAAGCCGCTCGGGTCGGCGGACGGATTGACCCCGCCGACGAGACAGCCGATGTCGAGGGCGTCGGCGAAAGTGCGCACCGGGATGCTGTCGCCGGGCCAGTCCTGGACAGACTTCATGCCGGCCTCGAGGTCGATGCAGAGGGTCTCGGCAGGCGGCAGTGATTTCAGCAAGGATGTCTTGCCGACGCCGCTCGGGCCGAAGATCGCCATGGTGGTCTTGGCGCCGGCCGCAGACAGCCGTTCGTCGGCGCTAACGATGCGCAGCGCCATCAGCGGCCTCCCGTGTTGCGCGACGCGACATCGAGCGCGCGCTCACTCCCGTGCGCGCCGGCCTGCCGGGCGAGACCATAGAGCTTGCGCAAGGCGTGCAGGCGGTCGCCGACGGCGCTGAACTCTGCCTCGACGCCCAGCAAGGCGAAGGCGATGTCGTCGAGCGTGGCGTCCTCGATCGGCTTGACCACCTGCTCGCGGCGGATCTCGCCGAGCGCCGGAATGACGATGGTGGCGGGCAGCGCTTCGAGCGCGTAGTGGCGCTTGCGGATCTCGGTCAGGGCAGCAGA